GATACAAATAAAGAGTTATTAGATTTAGCAAAAAAAGCCAAAGAACTTAATGGAGAATCTAATCCTACAAACGTAACAAATGCTTTGTTCGTAGGTAGCACAGCAGAGTTACAGAAATTACTAAAAGAAAAATGAGTGGATATTTAGGAAAATCTACATTAAAGTCTGCTGAGACTACTTTACAGTATACAAAGGAACAACTTGAAGAATACATAAAATGTTTAAAAAATCCTGTATATTTTATTGATACTTATTGTCAAATAGTAACGCTTGATAAAGGATTGCAACCTTTTAAATTATATCCTTGTCAGGTAGATAAAATTAAATTGATTCATGAGAATAGAAAAGTAATTCTTATGGAAGGCAGACAGCAAGGTAAAACTACAACTTCAGCCGCTTATATTCTTTGGTATACTATTTTTCAAGAAAGTAAAACAGTTGCAATATTGGCCAACAAAGCTACAGCGGCCAGAGAAGTTTTAAATAGATATCAAATAATGTTTGAGAATCTTCCGACTTGGTTACAACAAGGAGTAACAACTTGGAATAAAGGAGATGTATATCTAGAGAATGGTTCTGTAGTATTTACAGCGGCAACAGCCGCCTCAGGAATTAGAGGAAAATCTGTAAACATGCTTTATGTTGATGAAACTGCAATCATACCTCATCAAATAGCAGATGACTTTTTCACTTCTGTATATCCTACTATTTCTGCTGGCGAAACAACAAAAATTTTGTTAAGTTCAACTCCTCTAGGATATAATCATTTTTGGAAGTTTTGGAATGATTCTTTAGAAAATAAAAACGGTTTTGTTAATTTACAAATACCTTATTGGAAAATACCAGGCAGAGACGAAGCATGGGCAGAAGAACAAAAGAAAGTACTTGGTGAGCTAAAGTTTAATCAAGAGGTACTTTGTACATTCTTAGGATCAAGTAATACTTTAATTAGTGCTGATAAGATAGCAAAAATGTCAGCTAAATCATTTACTCATAGTAAAGATAATTTAGATGTATTAGAATCACCAGAAAAAGAACATTTTTATTTTATAGCAGTTGATACTTCAAGAGGTGTTGGTGGAGACTATTCAGCTTTTACAGTCATTGATTGTACTGAATATCCATTTAGAGTAGTTGCTAAGTTTAAAGATAATAAAATTACACCATTATTATATCCTGATGTTATAGTTAAAGTAGCAAAAGATTATAATGATGCACATGTGCTTGTTGAAATAAATGACATAGGTCAGCAAGTTGCAGATATAATATATAATGATATTGAATATGACAACATGATGTGGGTTGGTCATGATTCAAAATATGGACAGTACTTATCAAGTACTGGAAGAAGTGCAGTATTAGGAGTAAGAACAACTAAACAAGTTAAAAGAATAGGTTGTTCAACGTTGAAGTCTTTGATTGAAGAAGACAAGATGTTAATATTTGATAGTGATATCATATCTGAATTTTCAACTTTTGTTGAACAAAGAGGATCATTTCAGGCAGATGAAGGCTATCATGATGATTTAATTATGTCTTTAGTATTATTTTCGTGGGCATCTAACGATCCCTTATTTAAAGATTTGATGAATGCTAATAATAGAAAAGCATTGTATCAACAAAAAATTGTTCAAATAGAAGAAGAATTAACTCCTTTTGGAATGATCAATGATCATCAACCTGAAGTATATGAAGTAGCTAATGGTGATTTATGGTTACATGATAGTTTTCAGAAAGATTATCAGGAATTCCTAAAGGAACATAATTATAAATAAAACAAGAAAAAACTTTTTGTTATGAGTAACATAACATTATTTAAGGAGACATAATATGGCTTTCCAACTCTCACCAGGAGTTTTGGTTACTGAAAAGGATTTAACTCTACTTGTACCCGCTATATCAACAACTGCTGGAGGTTTTGTTGGTTCTTTTCAATGGGGTCCAGTAGACGAAGTTACTTTAGTAGACACAGAAACTAATTTACTCGAAAGATTTCAAAGACCTAATGATGCAACATTTAAATCATACTTTACTGCTGCTAACTTTTTATCTTATGGAAATAACTTACAAGTTATAAGAACAGTTAATCAAGGAGGACTTGATGGAACTGGAGCACAAAATGCTGTCGCTAATGCTACATCAGGTGTAGCACGTACAAGTGGAACATTAGGTTCAAATGTTTTAATTAAAAACGAAGATGATTATGATGGCAACCATTCATCTGGTAGTAATGAAAAATCTTGGGCTGCAAAGTATCCAGGAGAACTTGGAAATGCATTAAAAGTATCAATTTGTGATGCTAATACATATGCTACTTGGGAATTTGTAAATGACTTTCCAAATGAACCAGGAACTTCAACATTTGCTTCAACAAGAGGAGCAGCTAATGATGAAATCCACGTTGCAGTTGTAGATGAAACAGGTGCATGGACAGGAGCTGCTAATACAATATTAGAAAAATTTGAACTTGTATCAAAAGCATCTGATGCTAAAAAAGCTGATGGATCTTCAAACTTCTATGTTGATGTTGTTAATGATGTATCAGAATATGTTTGGTGGTTAGGACATACTGCAAACGTTGAAGCATCAACAGCTAAAGCAAGTTGGGGTACAGCTACTTTAAATAGTAATTTTAAAACTTTAAATAGTGGTAATGGAAATATTAACTTCCAGTTAGGTAATGCTGTATCAAACGATAATTTATCAGATGGAAATGTTCAAGTTGCTCTTGATATATTTAAGAATGATGATCTCTTTGATATATCACTTTTACCATTAGGTGAAGTATCGAGTGCTACTGCAATTCATGCTATAAACAATATTGCTGAAGTAAGAAAAGATTTAGTTGTATTCTTATCGCCAGAACAAGCTGATGTAGTTAATAATATAGGAGACGAAGCAACTGATGTAACAGCATTTAGAGATACATTACCATCGTCCTCATATGCAGTTATGGATTCAGGATACAAATATCAATACGATAGATATAATGATGTATTCAGATATGTTCCATTGAATGGAGATACAGCTGGTCTTTGTGTAAGAACAGACTTTGTAGCTGATCCATTCTTCTCACCTGCTGGATTCAATAGAGGACAAGTTAAGAATGTAACTAAACTTCCATTCTCTCCAAGAACTACTGAAAGAGATGTTCTTTATAAAAAAGGAGTTAACCCAGTAGTAACATTCCCTGGAAATGGAACAGTACTATTTGGAGATAAAACACTTCTATCTAAACCATCTGCGTTTGATAGAATAAATGTTAGAAGATTGTTTATTGTATTAGAGAAGTCAATTGCAACAGCTGCTAAGTTTCAGTTGTTTGAATTCAATGATGCATTTACAAGATCACAGTTTAGAAACCTAGTAGAGCCTTTCTTGAGAGATATTCAAGGAAGAAGAGGTATAACTGACTTCAAAGTAGTTTGTGATGAAACAAACAATACTGGTGAAGTGATAGATAGAAATGAATTTATTGCAGATATCTTCATAAAGCCTGCTAGATCGATCAATTTCATTCAACTTAACTTTGTTGCAACGAGAACAGGTATCTCGTTTGATGAAGTTGGTGGTTAAAGGGAGATAAGTAATGTCAACAATTTTTAATGTAGAGCGTTTTAAATCTTCCCTTACAAATGGTGGAGTTAGACCTAATCAGTTTGCAGTACAGCTTTCATTTCCAACTTATGTAGATGGAGCTGCTAATGCAGTTCAAAAGTCTCCGTTTTTGGTAAACGTAGCTGAACTTCCAGGACAGATTATTAACCCTGCTATTGTATTGTATCGTGGAAGAGAAGTTAAGTTTGCAGGTGATAGAATATATGCACCTTGGACTATAACAGTTCTTAATGATTCACAACTTTCAATTAGAAATGGAATAGAGCAATGGATGGCCGGTATGGAAGATTTACAGACAAAGGTCGGTAGATTGAATCCAGCTGAGTATCAAAGAAACTTAGATATATTTCAGTTAGACAGAAATGGTAATGTTTTAAAGAGTTATACACTACTAGACTGTTTCCCTGTAGACCTTTCTCCTGTAGCATTAGACTTTGGAGCCAATGATCAGATATCAACATTTACTGTTACTTGGCAATATCAGTCGTTTGTTACTTCAGGTGGAGGTACTAACTTGGGTAGTGTTCTGACTGGTATATTTAATTCACTTACTTAATGATATAATTTTGTTATGGCGCTCAATTTATTTGGTTTCACAATCGAACGTCAGAAGCAACCGGATCTTACTAATCAATCTATAGTAACTCCGGTTCCTGAAGACGGATCAATAACAGCAACTGCAGCAGGGTACTATGGTACTTTTGTTGATATAGATGCTTCAACAAGAAATGAAGCAGAATTAATTTCAAGATATAGAGAAATAGCATCTTATCCAGATTGTGATAATGCTATAGAAGAAATTATATCTGAAGCTATTTCTGCATTAGATGATGAAAGACCAGTTACTATTAATTTAGAAAACACTGGTTTATCTAATTCACTTAAAAAAAGTATTACAGAAGAATTTGAAAAGATAAAAAAACTTCTTGATTTTAATGATAAAGCACATGATATATTCAGAAGATGGTATATAGATGGTAGAATATATTATCAGAAACTTATTGATCAGAAGGATGTATCAAAAGGTATAATTGAATTAAGATATATCGATCCAAGAAAGATAAGAAAAGTTAGAGAAGTAAAAAAGAAAAAAGATC